ATAGTCCACTTCGCAGAAAATCATTTCACGATTGTAAATCTAGATAGAGGTAAAGAAACCATCGAACTTTATCCAGCCCAAAAAAGGGTTTTAAAGAGCTTGCAGAACAATAGGTTCGTCGTTTTATTGAGTTCTAGACAAGCCGGAAAATGTTTGAGAAGTGATTCAGAGATTAAAATAAGGAATAAGAAAACTGGTGAAATCGAATGTGTGAAACTGAAAAGTTTTGTTGATCTACTAAGTCTTAGGCAACCCTGATAGAGTTTGACAATTTCTGCTAACATGCTTAAATATAAGCATATGAAAACACGACTATGTAAAGTAACAGGGAAGCAATTGACTGAACATCAACATAAAACGTATGGCCTTTTCGCGGGTTCACTAGTTAAAAATTTATACCGAAAAAATAATAATGTAATAGAATATACTTTGAGAGAATTGATGAGATATCCATTTGTGGAAGAGTTGAATGCTTATTTTGAGTCTTGGAAAGCTGTATCGGTGGCTTTGTATAGATGTGGTAAAAACGCCGATAAAGAAACCATTTATAATAAATATTTTAAGCCCTTTTCTGAATGTTGCATAACAGAATGTAAAAACGATATACCCTTTGAATTTGTGCGATATAATGCATGTTGCATGACACATTATAATCAAAGTTGGAAAATAAGATCAGGGGGAACTAAGACAATCGATTACATATATAGATGCTTTGAATGCGATATGAAATATGCCAGTAAAGCTCACTTGACAATACATATTAACGAATCTCATGATAGTGATGAAAAATATTATTTGAAACACATAAACTCAGAAGCGGTAGGAAAATGCTTATGGTGTGAAGAAAATGTCAAATTTAATAATATATGGGAAGGATATGACAAATTTTGTTATAATAAAGATTGTAATGTGAGATATTACAATGAGAAAAATGGAAGACATTTATGTGGTAAAAAAATATCAGAGGGTCAAATAAAAAACCAAAATATGCCAAATCAAATAGGATATTGGACTAGACTAGGGGTTTCTTTCGACGAAGCGAAAAAGAAAGTTAGTGAGCGACAAAACACAAATTCAATTCCTAGTATCATGAAACAGACAGGATGCTCAGAAATAGAGGCCATAGAAAAAAGGAAAACAATCACTGAAAAATGGTTGAATTCTTTCCCAAAATTGAACTATTCATTAATTTCACAGGAACTTTTTTGGTATATTTATGAGGAAATAAAAGATGAATATAAAGAAGTATATTTCGCCACAATATTAAATGGAGAAAAGTCGAATAATGGTAAAAACAATGAATATAAAATAAGAACCAATCTCACAACACGATCATTGGATTTCTACATTAAAGAATTGAATAAAGTTATAGAATTTAATGGTGAATACTGGCACTCTCCGAGAAATATTAGAGGTAAATATACAATCGAAAGAGATGTGAAGAGAGATAAAGATTTAATTGATAGTATAGGATGTAAAATATATACTGTTAATGAATTCGATTATAAATTAAACAAGCAGAAAGTTTTAGAAGACTGCATTAATTTCATAAGGAATGGATAAGTTATACCTATATGGAAGCAGAAAAGTTTATATACTCTAAAAAAGTTGAAGATTATGAAGTATGGACAGATGAAGGGTGGGTGGACATTCAAGAAGTGCATAAAACAGTGCCGTTTGATGTTTGGAGGGTCGAGACTACAAATTTCTTTTTAGAGTGCGCTGATGAACATATAGTGATTGGAGAGGGTGGCATTGAGATATATGTCAAAGACTTAAAAGTAGGGGATGGTATAATAACGGAAAATGGAATTGAAAAAGTCAAGAGCGTGATTAAATTGGATTGTCCTCCTGAGAATATGTATGATTTGTCTATAGATTCAGAAAATCATACTTTTTATACGAATGGAATATTAAGTCATAATTCCACATTGGCTACTATTTTCGCATTATGGATTTGCTGTTTCTCTTCAGATCAAAGCATGTTGATAGTTGCGAACAAAGAAGACACAGCAATATCAATTTTTAGTAGAATAAGACTAGCATATGAATTACTTCCGAATTACCTAAAACCCGGAGTAAAAGAGTGGGGAAAAACAGGAATGGCGTTAGCTAATGGAAGTTCTATCAAAGTTAGCACTACATCATCCACAGCGGCTCGTGGTCAATCTATAAATTGTTTGTTCATAGATGAGGCTGCACATATAGAACCTCATTTGCTTGAAGATTTCTGGAAGTCTGTTATTCCTACTATATCATCTGGTAAAAAGTCTAAAATCTTCATGGTTAGCACACCTAATGGAATAGGAAACAAGTTCTACGAGATGTATAATGGTGCTGAAAAGGGAGATAATGGATGGAATAATGAAAGAATTGATTGGTGGGATGTTCCGGGAAGAAACGAGAAGTGGAAGAATGACATGGTTAACACTTTAGGATCGGAAGAGTCTTTTTCTCAAGAGTTTGGTAATGTATTTTTGGATTCCGCAACAGCCGCAGTAGGTTATGATGTTTTAGAGGCTTTTAAGGTTAATAAAAAAGCACCTATATGGAAGTCTGATGATGGTTCTTACAGAGTTTATGAAATGCCTAAGAAGGATAATTTATATGTTGTGGGTTGCGATGTTGGCGAAGGTGTAGGGAGGGCTTCATCTACAGCGCAGGTTTTGGATGTGACAGACTTATCTAATATAACTCAAGTTGCTGTTTATGGTTCAAACACGATAGAACCATATCATTTCGCAAATCGCTTAATCCATCTTTGCTCTTCTTGGGGTAATCCTCCATTGTTGATTGAAAGAAATAACTGTGGTGCTCAAACGCTGGATGCACTATCACATGAACTGAGTTACGAGAAATTGGTAAGTTATAGTAAATTGACTCAGACTGGAGAATATAAATCCACCAAAAATTTGGGTATTTTTAGCCATAACAATCTTAGGTTTAATGCTGTTAGCAATTTGAGATATTGGATCAATTTCTTACAAGTGGTTAAAATATACGATTCTCAAACAATATCTGAATTAGAGACTTTTATTAGATATCCAAATGGAACATATAGGAAAAAAGGGGAAAAATTTTTTGATGATTATGTCATGGGATTAGTTTGGGGATTGTTTACATTAGACCCTGATGTTTGTCAGCAATATTTTAACATAGAAGAGACAGACGAGCAACAGAAGCCTTTGAAGATAACTAGAGGTGAATATTTCCCTAATGATGAGAGTTTATATGAATTGAAAGATTTAATAGGTGGAAATGTGGTAATACCATCCAACGAAAAAGTTCAAAAGAAGCATGAACCTTTACTCGGTAATTTGGACATATACGGAGAAGACGATCTTAACATAGAGGATTTAATAGATTTAGGATATAATATATTCCGCCCATAAGGTTAAATATCATTAATGTCTAACCCTACTCAACAATCAGTTTTAAATAAAGCCAGTAAAGACAAGTTTATATTGGTTCTAGATTTGCCTAATGCTTTGAGAGGAGGGGTTTACACTCCCACTGTAACCCAAGGAACTTCACCAATCGAATTCGCAGTTTTCGGTTCTATCGTTCCAGATGTTATAATTCCTACAATAGCTGTTCCTTTTGCTGGACAAACATTAAATGTAACTAGTTATACTAGACCCAATTATGCTCCTTTAACGTTAAATTTTGTAGTGGATAACACGTTTCTCAATTATTGGATACTTTGGAATTGGTTAAATGTGTTGAATACTACTCATGGTAGCATATATGGCGGTGATAGTCCTACCTCTAAGATGGGATTGCCTGAATATCAAACAATATTTTCAATTTTTGCAGTTAATGAGTATAATCAAAGAGTCGCATCATGGACTTATTATAATGCCACAATAACAGGACTAGGAGGGATAACATATAACTACAGAGATAGCACATGGATTGAATCTAATGCGACTTTCCAATTCAATAAATTAGATTTTAAACTGATAAATCCAGCCATAACATAAAAAATTTACTGTTTTTGATAAATAATAATATAATATGAGAACAATTAATTCTCCCGGAGTTCAAATTACTGAAGTTGACTTATCACAAACGACTACACAAGTTGTCGGAACGAATATTTTCATCACAGGATTTGCTTCTCAGGGGCCAACAGACGAGGTAATATCAGTATCAACTTTATCAGAATTTGAGCAGATTTATGGAGTGCCTTCAACACCAGCAGAAAGATATTTTTACCATTCCGCTAAACAAGTTTTAAATTCAGCAGGTAATCTATACGTTACTAGAATGCCATATGGTTCTGCCGCCGGTGCCGATTTCTCTGACAAATATAGCGCACTATTTTACCCTGTAGCTTCATCTGCAAGCGGTTTCACTATTGGAAAACCTTCTCATTATTCACTAAACGAGAGTGAATTTGCTCAATTACAGCAGAATGATTTCACTTGGAGCGTAATTTCTTCGTCTGCACCTACACCAACTTGGGCTGGTAGCGTAATAAATGCAGGTATTGTTGTAATAAACGAAAGTCAGACCATCATAAATGAAAGATTTGAAGGATACTATGTCGGATTAGTAGACAACTCACAATTCGGCGCAAATTCAGATTTTAATTCTATTGTAACGGTTAATTCTATAACATCAAACTCGTATGGTGTGAATTGGTATAATCTGCCTACAACTAAATTAACAGTAAGTCTTTCTGGAACTGCAAATCAAAACAATAACAGTATTTCAGAAAACATAGAAAAAATACCACAATTTAATTTCGGTGATGTTTATTATTCTGACAGTTTAGTATTCACTTTATTCAAAATCCGCGCATCTATATATCAACCAGAATTGCTATCTGTAGGTCTTGCTGAATCATATATAGGGTCTTTAGATGCTTCTAAAAAGGCTGCATCTAATAGTGGTGGTGTTCAGACTTCGTTCTTCATTGAAGACGTTGTAAATGATAAATCTCCAAACGTTAAAATATTGGTAAATCCAAATATTTCTAAGAAAACATCTTGGGTGACTGCAAGTTCTGTAAATCCTTCGTATT